ACCCGAACGACCTGCCCTACTATCATGACTACCTGGACACTAGCTGGTGGATGAGTCGTGCTTAAAGCTTCATGTTCATCTGCCCCTGAGCCTTGTTTAGTTCATCCTTTCCCTTTTGGATCTGCTCCTCGACACTTGCGAGCTTCTTTTCCGCCTCTGCAACCCGCATTGAACACAACGTACTATCAATGCCTTCGCGCTGTGGCATGAAAATCAGAATAACGGCAGCGGCTACGAGAAACCAGATCAGAAGACTTTCGGTCTTGGTTTTCATTACTCCTTATCTACGAGATTATCTGCTTTCATGTTGTCTGGGTCTCCGTGCCTGCGCACGCCCTCCTTCTCCTGCTGTTCTACGACCGCATCCGCATTCCCAGCCTTCTTGGCAATTTTTGCAACTGCCTTCTCCAGCTTCTCGAGAGAATCTTCCTCGGTCAGATGCTCGCGGGCAGGGAGCATCATCACAATGCAAACGGCCAGAACTACAAAGGCTACCATCAGGTACGTCGAGAGGTTGAACTTCATCTTTATTCTTAAGTAATCAATAAAGATGTCATCATACTGCACAGGCGCTGGACTAAAAGATACGAATGCAACGTATGTCAATCGTCTGCGCGATTCCTCCGATGTAACGACGTATCTTCGCCAGCAGGGGGTGCGCAATCATTACCGCACGCTGCAGACTAAGGGACAGACGTTTCAGGGTGGTATTCCTGCCAATGATCTTTATGATATGGCAAATCTAACCGGAAAGACGGGTCCCTACACATCTCTCATCAGCGGAGTCTCTATTACACCCTCGGCATGCGTTACTTGTACGGGCCAGCTCCCCTTCAACCTTGGGCAGGCTGCATCTCTTGTTCGCTAAGGACAGACTCGGGTTCGGTATCCGTAACAAGCTGGTCGTGTGTTTCGTAGTTGCGCATCGTACGACGAAGAGAGTCACGAACCTTCCTTTTCTGGGTTTTGCTGTACTTCCCTGGTCTATAACTGAAGAACAGCCGGAGAAACTCGGGCGAGCGTTTAGGAGTATTCTTGTACAGCTCAGACTTGTGCGCCTTGATTTCCTGGAGTGTAGTTTGGTGACCAATGCAATCGAGGGGAGTCAGAAGAACAAATCGGCGCTTCCCTTCGGTATGTGCAATATCAATGAGTCGCTGGGAAATACAGACGATGCGATCTGCATCATACCCTTCCAGGAAATGGGCGTCAGCATACACGAAGCCAAAGAAGAACTGCAGAAGGGTAGGAATGGACGCAACCTTAATTCCGTCGCGGAGTTGGTGGTAACTGTGGCATGCAAATGATTCAAAGAGTCGTACGATGAGAAACCCGCTCTTGATTTCAATAAGGTCTACGTGACGAGGAAGAAGTTCTGCATACGCAGCTTGTTCTACGATCTTGATCTTCTCGCCTCCAAGAATATCGGCAAATACATTGACGTAGTTGTCAAAGGTATCTGGCGTTACCAAGAGATCTATAGGAACATTCCACGTATTGTTCCGGCGCTTCGCATGAAGAGCAGCCGCATGGAACCCGATGAGAACAACAGATTCGGTCTTGAGCACCTTTTCAATACGCGAGCGCTCAGTCTCAGTCAGCGGGACACGATCCCCCCGCGTCTTGGTCTCGCACCCGACAGGGTAGTGCTTGTTCAAGAGCATCAGGCGGTCATACACCTTTGTCCAACGCGACACGTCTCCGCGAGGGCGCGAGAGTTCGAGGTACATCGACATGCGAAGGAAGTTGGGCGTGACATAGTGGATTTTGTCCTTCACAAGTTTTTCATCCCACAACTTGGTGAAAATAGGTGTTTCTAGGTAGGTGATATCTGCCACACCCGTAAAATCTACAAACACTTTGAACGTCATCAAGTGCATTCCCGGCTTGACTTCCACATTGGTGAATCCTAGAGCATCAAACCGATCGGCAAGGCGAAGAGCGTGTATCTGAGGCTCTTCGCTGTAGAAATCGTAGTCGGGGACAACGTACTCGGGGTTGTAGAACTGGTCCTCTTTGGGAAGTAGATTGTTGATTGCCGTACCTCCGTAGCACAGAACACGAGACTCCTGAATAAACTCCTTGACGACCTTCAGGATTTTTCGTATGGACGGGGTATGGGCAAACTCGTAGTCTGCCTGTAGTTGGGCTTTCTTTGCCAACTCTTCCATTGTTCTATAAACGGATAAAATGGATTGCCAAGAATATTACCGATGAAGGAGTAATGGCAGATAAACAGGTATCACGTCGTCGTCGCACAAAGAGCGGAGAAGCAGCGCCGCCCCCGCCCGACAAGAAGACATCACCCAAAAATAAGAGATACAACCTTCGCAATCGCAATAAGAAGATGCCGGATACCGTTCGCTGGGTAGATGACGATACTCTCTTTGAGGACGATGAGGATGATTCAACGTACCGCGGCGAGGAGGATGAGGACTCGGAGACAGAGGAGGAGAGCACGCAAAGCATCACGATTCCCAATGGTATGCCCGTGAGTGTTAAGATCCATCTTCATCTGAACGGCGAAGAGGACGAGGATGACTATGAGGACGACGAGGACGGATTCGATGAAGATGATGACGAGGAGGAGGAAGAAGATGATGAGGATATCCCCGAGTCGTTTATCACGGCCATGCTGGCTCGGCATCTGGGAACAAACGCACGTGTTGGACGCGGCGCTCCCCGCTTCATTGTTGTCGGTGATGACGACGAGAAGAAGGGTGGTAAAAACAAGCAGAAGGAGAAGGAGATTCCTGAACCCCCAATCCAGCTATCTCGTAAGGAGATGACCTACTATGAGGAGATGAAGAAGCCTGCGCGCAAGGCGGTGCTGAAGAAGATGTACACGATAGCCGATCTCCTGGACGACTCTGAGATGCCATACAAGTTCCGTATTCTGGAACTCAACACAACTCCCAAGATTCAGGCGGATCTCATCCGTCGTATTGATACGATCACGCGGATGGGTCCTGAGAGCGGCGAGGCCCAGAAGATGCGCAACTGGATTGATGGTGTGATGCGTATCCCGTTCGGAAAGGTTATCCCCCTGCCCGTGACCATCAAGGATGATGCGACAAAGTGCTCAGATTTCCTCAAGAACGCGCGGACAACCATGGACAAGGCGACCTACGGGATGGCCCCTGCTAAGACCCAAATCATGCAGATCCTAGCTCAGTGGATTTCCAATCCTGACTCGGTGGGTAATGTCATTGCGATGAAGGGGTCGATGGGTGTGGGCAAGACGAGCTTTGCGCGTAACGGAATTGCCGGGGTTCTCCAGCGCCCGTTCATGTTCTTCTCTCTTGGCGGTGCATCGGATATCGCGCACTACACAGGTCACTCCTACACCTACGAAGGATCGTCATGGGGTAGGATCATTGATGCTATCATGCAGGCGCAGTGCATGAACCCCGTGCTCTACTTTGACGAGCTGGACAAGATTTCGGGAACCCCGCATGGCGAGGAGATTACCTCTATGCTGATCCATCTCACGGATCGGTCACAGAACTCACAGTACCACGACCGCTACTTTGCAGGCATTGACTTTGACCTCTCAGGATGCCTGTTCGTCTTCTCGTTCAACGATGAGAGCAAGGTTCATCCAGTCTTGAAAGACCGTATGCGTGTCATCACCTGCCCAGGGTACAAGGATCCTGAGAAGAAGGTGATTGTGGCCAACTACGTCTGGCCGGAGGTCTTGAAGCATGCAGGGATCGCTCGTGACGATTTGACGGCGACAGAGGAGGCAGCCGAGCATATCATCAAGGAGTATTCTAATGGTGAGGAAGGTATGCGCAACCTCATTCGTGTCGTCGAGACGGTGGTGTCGCGCATCAATCTTCTACGCATCTCAGATGAAGAGAGCGCCAAGGCGTACAAGTTCTGGATTCCAGTGAAGTTCCCCATGAAGCTCAGTGTGAGCGAGGTGAAGACACTGCTCACCGACTTCGCCTCGATCGCGCCAGAGCACTGGCGTTCATTATACACATAAAGATATGGGCTGGCAGAACAAATGTCCGGCGCACTGAAGGAAGAAGTTCAATTTGCCAAGAAGCATATTCGTAATCGTTTTTCGATTATGCTTCTTCCCCACATCTCCGATGGTATCTGGAGCGTGTATGACAACGCCAAGACCATCTGTGAGAAGAACAATCAGACGGACCAGATTCTGAAGACGTTCCAGAATTTGCTGACTCGTATCCCTACCTGGACAGAGGATGTTCTTACCACCGAGGTGAAGCGTATCACGGCTGCCTCCAAGTGCTCGTATCTAGAGGAGTTGCTTACTGGAGTCTTGATCACCTATCTCCGCGCGTTTGCCGCGGTCCAGTATCGCTCGACCAAGGACAGCATTGAGGTAGAGTTTGAGCGGCCGCCGCTGCCCAAGTTTATCCATGAGCTCTACAAGGAGGTTGCCCGTCGCTGCTGGGAGCACGCGTACCTATTCAGGACATTCGGGGTGACAACGGAGCAGCAGGCCCGTAACCGTAAGGAGATTGATGAGCTCCTGGATACCACGTTCGATGTTGTCCTGGATTCCTTCCTCCCTTGGCAGTCGATTGTGAATACTTACTTTTCCGCCCCTGAGAAATCCCAGACGGCTGAGGATGTCATTCAGCCGACCGAGACGGAGGTGAATCTACCTGCGACAGAACAGCAAGTGGCTGCACCCGGACCCGGACCCGAACCCGAGGTGAAGAAGGAGGTATCGTTCGGAGAAACCGAGGTTCGCGAGCATGATACGGATGATGAGGAGGACGATGTCCCGAAGATGAAGGTGTCGGAAGAGGATGTAACTCTCGATGTCCCAGAGGAGGAGAAGACCCCTGAGGAGAAGGAGGAGAAGGTGGATGTAGAGGCGAAGGACGGTGAGCTCGTTCTAAAGCTATAAACAAAGAGGGATAGAATACTCAAATGATTGATACAAGTGTTCTTGCAATCATAGTCGCTGTTGCCGTTATTGCTGTTATTGTCTATGCCGTTGAGCGTTACACGAAGCAGAAGCCTATTGAATGGACAGATGCGTCGAAGGTCGGACTTTTGTCCGGTGCGGGCGCGGGCGGGCTGGTGTTTGCGCTGGGTGGGGATGGTGAGTCTGTCGCTGCAACGGTTGCGTCTGCAACAGCTGCGGCACAGGATATGTTTGTCGGCAAGCCGTCATTTTAACGACGACGATGACGACGGGTGGAACGAGGCTTTCCTCCACGGCTGAATATACCTTTGACCTTGGAGAAGAGACTTGGAGCTGGTGATTTCGCAGCGTTACTCTTCTTTAACTCCGCCATAATGCGGTCATCGGCATCAGGGACATAAGGTACTTTTACAATATTCATCTCTGCAAGATATTTCACAAGTTGTGCGTCGGAACTCCAGTTTCTCATTGTACCAAAATCCATGATCGTGACCTCACCAGTCTTTGGATCCAACTGCAATATGATCTTATTGGGGCTCACATTATCCTCAACGTCCTCAGTGATTTCAATGAATGTGTATCTTTGCATTCTGTGGTCATCCAACCCCCGCATCGTGATTTTCACCTCTGGAGGTCCCCCCTTACGACCTTTACTCATCTCCTTGGACAGGCGTGCGTAGGTCCTCAGAAGACTGGGTAGACCCCCCATATCAAATCCAAAGGTGGCCATTATACTTAAGGTTCTATAAAAAGCACACTCTCACCCTGCGGGACCTTCTCCGTATAGAGATAGACAGATCCAAACTTGTCTATCTGCTTACGCGGAACCGCAGTGTCGCGACAATACTTGGCGATCGCCTTGTACAGATGGAACCCGCGGTACCGTTCGCTGAAATCGCCATTATTCGGATCACGGAACAGAATGGACTGTCCATCTGGTAGGAGCAGCCACGTCATGAACATCTTGAAGATCGGATCGCTCTCATACTCTGCACATGGTCCCTTCGGAAAACAATCCCAGAACATCGACGTGGCTAGACGCACCAGATCAAATGATGGATTTGGCTTGATTTCCGAGTACTTGGAGTTATAGAACGGCTCTACATTGTACTGCCCTCCCGCTTCCTCATCCTGTTGGAACTGATCTGACATGAAAAACTTGGACTCCCGCATCTTTGGAAGTTTTACCGAATACGTTGCCCGATCAAAGTCAATAATCTTAATCAGCTTTCCGAAGGTGGGTAGGCGGTACATCTTGCCCCCAGCATTGTAGTAGAAGTACTCGGCAGCCGTCGGCACATACATCACATTCATCACATGCAGATCGTTGTGACACAGACCGAATGTGCGCTGGGCAAACGCAAGCGCAAAGATAATCTGCCCGATCCACGCACACCGCTTGGGTGTCTCCGGGTTCTCGCGGAACAGCTGGTACAACGTCCCCGAGCACGCCTCCATGATCGTTACCTGTACCGGGCAATCCTTGAAAATCGCATGAGCGAACGGATCGGGATTCTCGGCTTCCTCTGTAAATCCGCCTCCATCATCCTCGTTGTGCTCATCATCCTCATCTTCGCCGTCAGTCGTTCCGCTGGAGCACGAGTGAATCTCAAAGATGTAGTCGGTTGAACAGCTAGACTCTCCATCTTCCGCTTCCTCCTCATTGTCGGCATCATACGCTTCGGACTCTTCGACGGCAGTACCCGGAGATGTAATTTCAACACTAGGAGCCTCGATATCTTGAATCCCGAGATCAATTGTCTCGGTTGTCTCCTGCAGCTCTAATACAGGGGCCTCAGAAGACTTGCGGAGACGGAGATCAAAGAAGTGACCAATATTGCTAGAGAACCATGGGCGATCACAGAGATCCTCATAGTCATCGGAAATATCAATAGAGTGGCGCTCCTCGATGCCCGAGAACACACCATACACCACCGGAAAATGCTGACATCCTGACTCGGACAGCACAAGGCAGGCGAGGGATCCTACGTAGGCAGCATTGTGTGCCGACTGGTGTGGAAGAGGAGTATCTACAATATCCTCCTTGTTTGGCAGACCCGTTGCGGCGAACTCTCCTCGCATCACGCGGTACGATGGGTACAGCATGGTCTTCTTCAGATGAATCTTGACTTCCTTCCCTCCCGAATAGATCGATGACTCGCCAACAATGGTCTGAATCGAGTTCTGCGTCTGAATGCCGTAGTGGTATGGCATTCGAACATTGTCGAGCTTGAATAGCTTCTCAATGGACGGAAAGAAAGGTTGGATGCGCCGAAGTCCCCAGTGTTTCTGCGCCTGCTCCTGAAGTCCCTGGATGTTTGTGCATCGATGGACTTCAAGTGGAATGTTGTTTGTCCTCAAATCGGGAGTCGGCTTGGGCATTATACTTTGCCTAGGAAACGGCGACTTATCTTTTTACGCTGTTCGGGGGTATAGGCTAGGGTGCCATCCAAGATAGACCCTGCGGCAGGAAAATAGAGGTCAAAGACATTCCCTAGAAGTCCCTTGAACACATATCTCAATTTGTGTGAAAGATCGTCCATAAAAATGAAGATGGTAAAGAAGAAGAAGAGACCGGATGTATAGGAATCAATGAAATGTTCCAGGCCACGGCGAACGGGAATGATGGGTGTGCTGGTATTGATGTAATGAACAAGCCAGAACGCAACGACAGAGACCAATACAACCTCAATAACTATATCGGCAATCTGGAACAACATTCCCTTGTGTTCCCATTCCCTTCCTTCATGATTTTCCGGATCATACACATCAAACGTGTAGTAAAAGATGAAGGAAAGAACTGCACCAGCGACAGCATAGATCAGTGAAAAGATTACGATATTTGCAGTTACCAAGAATGCATCTCCACGCCTGAGATGGACGGTGTGCATCCGATTGACGTACTGAACCATTGTTAGTTATACGTGAAAAAATAGAATATGCTCCCTTGGGTAATATGAACTTCAATATACGAAGGTTCAACATGGAAGTTATTAAAGAACGGTGTGCAATTGACTCACACAAATCTCCAATGATCCTCTTGATAGGTAAGAAAGATACTGGCAAATCGTTCTTGGTACGCGATATCCTCCATCATACCCAAGACTGCTATCCTATTGGAACCGTCATTTCTGGAACAGAGGTAGCCAACGAGTTCTTTCAGCATATGGTTCCTTCCAAACTCATTCATGACAAGTACAAACCTGAAATTGTCATAAACGTCGTTAAGCGTCAGCTGGCACTCAAGCAGCAGCGCAATCACACGAAATCCACAACGATGGATCCTCGGGCGTTCTTGATTCTGGATGACTGTCTTTTTGATGATACCTGGATCCGTCAGGAATCTACCCGTTACGTGTTCATGAACGGTCGTCACGTGGATTTGACGACGATGATTACCATGCAGTACCCTCTCGGAGTTCCTCCCAGTCTGCGCACCAACGTAGATTTTGTCTTCATTCTGCGCGAGAACATCATCGGGAATCGCAAACGTATCTACGAAAACTATGCAGGTATGTTTCCCACGTTTGATATGTTCTGCCAGTTTATGGATCAATGTACAGAGAATTACGAGTGCTTGGTCATCTGCAACTCATCCTCCTCCAATAAACTGGAAGATCAGGTCTTTTGGTATAAAGCGAGTGACCACCCGCCGTTCCGCTTGTGTGCGGACTCGCTGTGGGTGGATAACAAGCCGTTTGCATCCACGATGCTGGCATCCGATGACTATAACCCCGCAGCTATGCGCGGAAGGGAGCCGTCAGTGTGGGTGAAGAAGGGAGGCACGTAATGCTTACTCGCGTAGCGCACCCTCCGAAGGATGCACTGGGACCTG